TGTTGTCAATAAATACACTCATGCTGTGTTACTCCTATCTTGTGACATAGAGTGAGCAGAGGCGGCAACCTCGTGGCTCACATTCTATTTATCATTGGATAGAAGAAAGATTCGATAATGTCTGAACTCGAATGGTATAATCAATACGAATCAATCGGTTCAATGACTTCTGAACTGGGTGGAAGATAACGTGGGTAAGAAGCTTACCGGTGTTGACCGTTCCATTCCAAGATTTCAATCCAAGCTCATCAAAAACATAAGTTCCATCAAAGTTTGCAGTGTTGTCGAATGCTTGCTGCCCGTTTGGCTCACCATAGTCGAGCAAACAAGACACAACGATGTCTGAATAAACAGTACCAGCCGTGTGTCTAACTTCAATCTTGTTTCGTGTAGTGTCGGTGTTCAATGCACTCAAGTCATCAACCACCTTATAATAGGTTTGGTTGTACAACGCTGCGTTCACACCTGATGCGTTTGCTGGCAAGTAAGTGATAACACCGGTCGGATCAACTGATGTTCCACCATTACCAAATGCCATTTCGTGAACGAAACCTGTTGTTTTGTTAGATACAGACAACGCCAACGCCTCGGAAAAGTTCTCGAAATGTATCGCATTACGTTTGTTCACATAATCTTCACCAGTTTCTGGGTCGTAAATGCGGATATGTCCTTCGAGGTGTAGTTGCCCGCAGTCCTTCAAGTCAGACACATTACGAACTTCATCAGGTTTTTGCTCTTCGTTCATTGGTTTTTGATCCTTGTTCATATTGTATTTATCATCCTTACTCAGCCAATAAAGTTCTTTTTTCGACTAGGAACTTAGCCGGAACTGTTTCACTACGTTGTAGACCCTTACCGTTGCTTGGGTTGCCGTTTGCTGCGGTATACCAAACCTTCGTGTGGGTATCACCCGGTATCTTCTGGCCGCTCACATCAAACACGTTCGACCCGACTGGGTAGGTGTCTCTTGCACCTGTCCCAGAAGTGCTACGGCGGATTCTGGTAATCGTGTTGGTCGCATTGTCTTTGCTCCAATAAGTAATACGCTCACCTTCAATCATTACAAAACCGGGCACACCAGCGATTGGGTCGGCGTCCGCAAGAATACTTGCGTCGTTGACATACATAGTCTCATCACCAATATCAAACGCTTGTGCAAGTGTCGTTGTATTGTCTCTGGCAATACGATAATAGTTTGTCACATTCAACATATCCTTGAAAATACGGAAGCCAGTAGCTGGCTGTGATATATCTTCGGTGAAGCCGGTTACCACTATTATACTTGATGATGTCAGTGTGGTTGTGTCAGAAATGATTATTGTGTTTCCTTCAACTGTATAATCGACTGCACTGTGTAGTTTCACGCCATCCACGGTCACCCATAGATAGTCTGTGTTGGTCACCACGCGGTCTAGCGTGAACTTCTGTTGTGTTCCTGTGCCCTTGAACACGTTTGTTTGCAGACGCTGTGGGTCGTGGTTTCCGAACGATATGATACGAATCTTATCACCGGGGTTCAAAGACACACCGCTACCAAGCGTCACCACTGTTCCAGCGGCATTGACCGTGTATTCTGCATCGGTTGAAATACCAATGATCACACTGTCTCTGTTTGATGGGGTTCTCGCTGCCGAATCATCACCGATAAGACTGATCGAACGGACGGAACTTCCGTCATATGTGTTCAACGTATAGTCTTGTCCAGATACATAGTTGACCAACTGGCCAGCACTAAAATCATACACCGCAACCGATACGTCGCTATTGCTAATCAACGCTTGATTTTCTTGAGCGGAAGACGGAATAAAGAAGTCGGTTGTGTCGCCGTCGCCGTCATAATAAACTGCATTATCAGGACGAAGACGAACACCATTCACCTCAACAATGATATTTGCACCAAACGGCTTACCGTAAAGAACAGGGTTGTCAAGGGTGATTGCTTTTGTCACGCCGTCGCTTGTAACTACTTGCTCGTTCACTGCCGAGAATGCCTGTCTTGTGTCAGGATCGACATCATATAGCACGATATGAACGTGTGAGTTCAATGCGGGTATTGATGTCAGTGTAATATCAATGTCAAGAGCATTCTTCGTTATTATCGGATTCAAGCTGCGAACACCATCTACCAACACATAGACCTGTTGAACGATACTTGGGTCGATTGCGATATTGTATTTTTTGACAGAACCATCGGCAACAAAGCTCTCTTCAGCCACTGGCTTTTCACCAGTATTGCTGTATGAGTAAATGTAAATCGTCGCGTCGGATGCGGGGGATGATGTAAAGTTCACCAATCCAGTCGTGTAGTTTACCGTGAAGTCTGTTCCTTCGTATTGGGCACCACCTGTCGATGTCCACACAAAGATATTATCAACATCTTCGAGAGACGAGCCGCCTTTATATGCGAACGAGGTTGTTGAACCATCACTTACGTGGAACTCTGTGTATATTCTTGCTGCATTACCATCAAACTCTTGGTCTTGGCCGGGTAGCGTAAACACTTTCAAGTCGAGGGTGTCAAACATAATACCGGGCACAAACTCTTCTGGGGCGTGTGAGTTGTAAACGTCTACGAAGCCACTACCGTCAATGTTTATATCCTCAGATGCAAGACCCAAAGATTCATCGGTGTAGCTGCTTCGAAGAATCGTATCCAACGAACCCGCACCACTAATAACAGGAATACCGTTTTCGTCAATCTCAATAGAATCGAATGGTTCAATATCAAATGCACCGATGTCAAAACCGGGATTAGCCGAGAAATCAGGACCAAAAATACGGACACCTGGATATTCTGTGCCAAGTTGTAGCTGATTTATATCCTTACCAACCATTCCCTCGGTAGGCGTGTAATAAGCTGCGATACGATCTGCTGCGTTTGTAAAGTTGGAATCCGCATATACGGTTAGGTTTGATGCATCAAATGTTGCACCACTTGTGTATGCTGTATTTACCTGATATGCCTCGCCGAGATATGAAATGATCTGGGATGCCGTGTATGCTGTGTTGGCTGTCCATTCAACGATATCCGATGTGTATTTATAGCGGTCGAACTTCATCGTTACATCTGCCTCACGAACTTTACCGTTGGTTAGGTTTAGATATATTTTGAATCCTGTTCCAACACCGTTGATAGTTGCAGTAGGGGTAGAAGTATATCCGCTACCACCAGACACAAGCGTAACACCAACAATCTTATCACCGTTTGTGGCGGCGGTAATAACCGCACCGCTACCGCCGCCACCCGTTACGGTGATAGTTGGTGGTATTGTGTATCCAGAACCTGATGATAGGATAATAACAGAGCCGATACTGAACTTGTAGTTCTCGCCCCACGGAATATTGAATCCTTGTTCCCAACGAGCAAAGTCACTCGCCAACTCACCCGAAGGTTTGCGGTAAAGTGATAGGTCTGTATCGAAGTAACTGTGCACGTCGAAGTCAGTTGGGTCGCCGCCCCACGGGTCATTCTTGGTGTAATCCAAGATGTATTCGCGGATGTTTGTTCTATACGGTTTTGCCTCGTTGATATAATCTCTGATGTAGTCTTGGTTGTCACGCTGGTAGTTTGGATATTGGTCCAACCCACGAAGCTTCTGAACAACTTTGATGAACGATGTCTTGAATAACCAATCAGCATACGGCTGTTCAGTTAGGAGATATTCGACCATTGTAAACCATAGGCGGTTCCACTCAATGCGGATATCTTCAACAAATATGTCATTCTTTACTGCCGTCACAATCTGACGAATCTCAGTGGATGGCAACTTATCAAATACGGTGTTATCAAACGCCGCGTTGTCAAAACCGATTGCCTCTACTCTGTTATCATATAGTGATTCTTTGAAGCGGATTGTTCCATTCTCGACAACCACCGAAGTGAAACTGTTATCAGTTGCTGAATATTGGACAACACTCTCACCACCTTGGTCGTCACTCTTGATTTTTACAAGGTCACCGTCCGTTAGAGTTGATACGATAGTTTCAAGATCAGGTTCGGTTTCCACGGCAAAAGTAACAACCGTATTGGCCGTAAATCCATCAGCATACCAAGTTGTTCTTTCCCAGTAGTTAGTAGTATCATACGCTTGAACTCTACTCAATGTCCATGTGTTGTTACTCTGTTTGGTATAGATAGTCCATAGATTCTCAACCGTCTCGTCATTTAGAATGAGAACTTTGTATCCATCTGCATAGATGGCAGGGTTTAGGTATCCAAGTTCGGCAAATGTGTTGATACTCTCATTCCATTGACCACTTTGTGCACCGGGAATAGGATCGGATGTTTCAAGGGTAGACAAGTCAAACTGGTTGGCAATCTGGACAGTTTCGAATACTGAGTTACAGAATGTAACGAATAGCTCAACGGCCACCGCACGGTTCACAAACATTGTTTGACGAGGGCGATACAGAACTCCATAGCGTTCTGTCACACTCAAGTTACGCTGTGGCACAGAGTCACCTCGGGCGTTTGTTCCGGCCAAGCTGTCAACAAACTTATTGTAAATCTTATCTTCAATTGTGCTGGTCGAATCACCCTCTGCAAGAAGTTGATATTCACTATGTAGCACGTTGGCGTTCTTTATCACATCATAGTTGATGTGAAGGATTGTGTTCTTACCGTCAAGATAACCAGCCAAGTTATAACCAAGAACCGAGTTACTCTTTGTAAGTGCTACGTATGCCAATCCATATGTTTTTGGGTTGTCAATAGCACGAGAAACCGACAAGCTATCAAGTTGTCGCTGGCCGTTATTAGGAACAGTTGTTTTGTCTTTTACCCAATAATAATATTTGGTTGACACATTCCCAGTATTTGCATTGTAGGACACACGCTCTACATAACTGGAATCATCAATAAGCTTCGGTGTTCCGATACCTGTGTATTCGCTTGGTAGTTCATTGCTTTCTACCCACTCATAAACATCAATAGATGAACTGGGGAACTTTGCCCCCCAGTTCTGGCGTCTGTATTCTAGGGAACCTTGTTCGTATTCGAGATAACGAACGCGAGACACATCCCACCAAAGGCGACCAACTTGTATGTCGCCCCACGGCAGTTTCGAATCAGTGGTGTTCTTTTGATTTGAGTTTACATTATATATTGCCGGGTCACGTTCAACAGTGTAAGAAAGTTCTTGCTGTGCAAGTCCACTAACCTTACCCTTGAAGGGGTCAATCCAGTCCAAATATTCTAAGATTTCGTTACGGCGACGGTCATATACAAATGCTTTGTTTAGTAGGTCAACGTTAACTTTTTCATCTTCCGATCTAACAGTTTTCCATCCGCTTCCGCGAGTTGGGTTTTCATACTCATACAGAATGCCGCTGTCAGTCAGTGTGGTTGTGTCATATTTTGGCGAACCGACAATGATCTTATCGTCACGCACAAATACGCTTGTGCCAAACTCATCGAACGATTCGATTGTCTCTGATTGAAGCTGTTGAATGTATCCAAACTGAGCAGGGTCTGTAACAGACTCTTGCCAGCTTGCAAGTAGATTATAAATGTAGACTGCACCGGACTGTAGCTCCTTATCAAAGAACTTAGTGCTGTTGCTGTCAAAGAACGTAGCCTCTTCGTCCGTGACGCTATCAACATCAAACCTTACTTCGTTGATTGTCGATGCGAACTTGGAGCCAATAACGAGGGTTTCACCATCGCGTGATATGTCAACTACGAGACCAAAGCTTTCGTTCTCGAACTCACTCGGATGTGAAATCTCTTGTGCTTGGGCATATGGTTGGACACCAAGGCTTCCGTATGTGTCTCCGCTGAGAGGCATCACACGAAGCTTGTCGTCTTCGATTACCCGGTCTGACGTAATGGTAAGTGCATCTGTGCCAGACGCTGTTATACCGGATATTCCGGCGGCGTTGATGTCATTCACAAGATCGGACAACAGAGTAGATGTTGTAGTTACAACCACATCATTGATTCGAATCTTATCCCCGATCCCGATTGTAGGAGACGCTGTTCCGGTTACTGTTCCATAACGGCGTGACTGATCAACATACACAAAGACAGAGCCTGTGTTCGTTTTGTTACGGTCTTCGTTAGGTGAACCTACTGCAATCCAGTTGGCATCTTTTTCAATAGCAACAGTTGTTCCATACTGGTCAGAGTCGGTAGGATCAGAACTCAATAGTCTTTGAACCTGAACAAAGTTGTTTGTGTTTATACGAACAACGGTTCCAGATGCTGGGGCTGTTCGGAATACAACGCTGTTTCCAGATGTGGTATAGTCACCAAACTGCGAATCCGAAGCACTAAGCCCCAAATCAACGGTGTAAATCTGAACAACATCATCCACGTAAACATCCAATGTGTTTACTGGCGGCAGAGTGCCGGTTGGAGTATATGTTTTTGTTGATGCGTCACCTATAAAGCTCTCCTGAGTTCTTTCGAAAACATAAGCGGCACCGACATTGCTCATCAACGAACTATCAGTTCCAAAGTAACGGCGGTTTGGGGCACCAGCTACTATAACTCGACCATCATCGTTTGTTGTTATGTTTGATGCCAACGCATCCGCTGGTCGATCTTGTAAGTCTGTGTCTCGTTGAATCTCACTGATATGGCGATAAAGAGTAACGCGACGTGCAACGTAATCAGTCCCAGATACCAACGTGAACGTGAAGTTTACTGTGTTTCCACTGATTGTGTAATCAACGTAAGGAACCAAGATGCGTCCAGTATCATCAATGATCCGTAAGTTGTCTTCGCTCTCCGGGAACCAGAACAAGTCATAGCTCGTGGCTACACCGTCGCCGGTAATAGTTTCCACGGTTTCGTTTGCCGAAATAACTTCTTGAAGGGTGTATGCATAGATTTTGCTGCTGCCGGTGGCACCAACATAAATCCAGTTTTCGTCTTCGCTTATTGTAACTGTCTGCCCAAACTTGTCACCACTGTTCAAGCCGCTAGGACGAAGAACTTGGCTGACACTGAATGAGTTTCCAGAATCTTTCTTATACACAACTGCGTAACCGCTGCTGCTATCACTCGTTGGTGCCCCAACAACAAAGTAAGTAGAGCCGCCAGCAGATACGCTCGTGCCAAATCCGTTCATTCCTGTCACAGTAGATGGGTCTTGTGTTGAGTTTTCGCCAAAGTCGCCAGTGGCGGTTTGGACATAGGTAATAGCCTTACCAGTTCCTGAGTTTGGAAGACCGGCGACTGCCCATAGGTTTCTACCAGATGCAGAGAAGCTGTTGCCTAAGTTTTCCGAACCAGCAATAGTTCCGTATGAGATATTATTGCTGAAATCCCACGGTGATTGTTTTTGTAGAACTTCCCATTTTCCATTTTCGTCATTCTCAAGCCATACCTTCTCAGAGGTTTGCCATCCAAGAAGAGGGTTGAAAGATGCGATGTCTTTTGGTTCTGGGTATTTTATAGATACTAACTTGAATAGCAAACCTTCTAAGTCCGCTGCGTCAATACCAATACTCTGGAAGTCAACTATGAACGATATATTAGAAACAATCTTTGTAATCTTGTAGAAGCCGTCTGCACCCGTATCGGTGTTACGGATTGCAACAAAGTCGTTCAGTTCAAGGTTATGATTTATATCAGTCGTAAACTTTAGTTGGTCGTCAAGAACATCGACGGCCCCAACTACGTTCACGAAAGTCTCACTTACACGATAAATGTCCCAGACACCAGAACGGTTTCTGCCTGTCCAAACCGTATAACCAGAACCAACGTTATCTATGTTGGAGCTAAGCTCGTTGATGTCTTCGATGTCAAATATTGTTGTATTTACATCCTCAAGGCGGGCGAAACCAGCATTGGTGATGTCGCCTCTTGTATTAGATACCCCACTACGATTAGTAAACATATTTTTATCATACTCATTAGGAGTCTTATACAAATCATTTTCTATGTAACTAATACTTTGAGGACGAGTATCGCCGTTGTTCAGGAACTCAATAAGTTCAGGGTTAGAGATAAATCGTGTCTCATCAAGTTCTACTTCGACTACTTGGTTAGCATCAATCGCACCATACTCTCCGATGCGGAATCCCCATTCCTCAAAGAACTGAATGTCTGAATCTTGGTTGTCAAGTTGAGCACGAATCAGCTTGTCAATAGCCGCCGCAGTGCCTTTTTGCTTTATCATACCCTGATAGAACTTCACCTGTGATACGTCATCAAGCTCCAAGTTCTCAAGATATTCACGCTTCTGGTATCCGATAAGACCTTTACCGAAACGGTCAAACGCATCTTCGTTGTTCTGTTGGTCAATATCGTGGAAACCTTCTGACAAGACCGATAGACTGTCAAGGTTTGGACGCAGACCAGTTTTGATATTGTCTGCCACTTTCCAGAACTCTTGGTCGAATGTTTGTGTTGCGTCTTGGTCTTTTACCGCAACCCAAGTTTTTTTGCGGAAGATTACAAAGTCACCTTTCTTGTAGTCGCGACCAGCTTGCCACGTTCTTGTGACTGGTTGGTTGAACACATAACCCGGTGCTTGCATAGTGCCATCCCATGCACTTGTCTTTGTGCCGATAAGTTTCAGACGGAACTGGCGAGAACCAAGTTCTGGAAGATAGATAATGTCATTGAATGCAGTTCTGTTGTTGAACACGATTGTGTGTTCGTATTGAACCGGGTTTACTTCTATGAGATAAATAGACCCAGAGTTTGGATTGGCTTGGATAGTGAATAGATTATCTACTCTGCTTATTTCCAACTGGTTATATCGGATAGGTTTCAAGTTCTGGTTCAAGACTTTATAGTTCAAGCCTTCTCCGCCTATATCATCAGGTATGGTTCCAAACAACTCAAACTTCACTTTATCGGAAACAGGGTTCAGTGTAAGAGTCGAGCCTTTTGACCATCCCTGTGATTGCCAGAACAAGAACTCTTTAGCCGATAAAATCCAATCTTTTGGAAGTGAATCATTCTCGTCTTCTAACTGTTCATCAAACACAAATCCCTGTGTTTCTAGGTAACGCTGATACGACACAAAGAAGTCAACAACTTGCTGCTTGTTTGTGAACTCGGTGTTATATGGGATACGCAGAATCTCGTTTCTGAAATCATTATATACAACGGCTGTGGTTGACTCATTTCCCGCACGAATCTGATAGCTATTGTCGGTGATCTGGCTTGGAATAATATCGAAGTATGGACGCTCAGTGTCGTAACCGCGAAGTGCCCAACCGTTTGCAGTCTTTTCAACAATGACGCCGCTTATGGCAACCGAAATAATAGGTGCTGATTTCGTCAGGATAACTTCATAGTCGTCGTCTGGAACAAAAATACCTTTGTTTGTGGATGTAGGTGATACCTGTTCGGCAAGAACTTTCAATAAAGTCTTGTCCGTATATCCGGCAACGCGATACACAAGCTGCAACGAAAGGTTTTCAATAACCTCTGTAATGTTTGCCAGACTTACGTTTCTGTGACGTGCATAATCCGAAAGGAACTGAGATATACCGTTGACGCGATTTACTGCACCGGTTGCAGTTGTTGTGCCGTGTAGTTTTAGATCAGTGGAGCGGATTCTCTTTAAGGTATGAACATCAACAATCTGGTCAAGACTTGTATTGCGTGAAATGTTGTCTACGTCGAAACGAGTAAACAAGAACTTACTAGGGCGTGTTAGAGCCGCCATCTTCATAATCGCAAAAGGATACTCGCTTGCTCTTCTCCAAGCTGATTCTGATGGGCCTACATCACCAAAGACATAACTCTCTTCGATGTAAGTTGTGTTGTATGCCGCGACCACGGAAACCAACGGACTAGCAAGCCCACCGTTCTCGTCTACCGGAAGGATAGATTTCAAATCAGGACGTTTGTAGTTTTCAAGCACGGTAAATGTTTCGCCATCCGCGTCTTGATATAGTTTAGCATCACGTAGGTCTTCCCACATCACTTCGTTACCCGATGTGTAAGGTGCGAGGCCGTAACGGTCGTCCCACCATGTTGGTTTTTCACTCAGACCAAGCATTTCCCAGGGGTGTGTATGGGGTCTGTCGGTGTCATAGAAATAACGGTAGATACCACGCCAGTGACCGGGCAACAGTTCGCCGTCGATTTTGTCTTGGAAGTTCGACCAGTTCCATGTGAACTTATCTTGAACATCAAATCCTGTTTGTGCAGAATAATCGACTTTGTTATTTATTGCCCATTGTAAGAATCCAAGACTCAGAATACTGTCTAGTTCTTCTCTCGTATAATCTGTCGCGCGGAACTTACCCGGCATGATTTCGTTAATATCAAACACATCGTTTGTATACGTGGTCTTGATGTTGTTGTATACTCTCTTTTCAAACTCAAGAATAACATCATCACGCGAATCATTAAACGCAACAAAGATACCGCCGTCATGACCTTGGATAACATTCTTAGGTGTTCTGAAGGTGTTGTCGGTGTAAATCTCTGGTTTATACTTTGGGTATAGTCCCATCTTAGATGGTGTTGGTGGCACGAAGCTACCGTCTGTGTTTACATAATCAACAATCTTGATGACACCGTTCACCGCAAGTGTAAATGTGTCTGCGAATGTGATAGTTGCTGCCCCCGCATCAAAGTTATAGTCCTGTCCCAGATACAGTTGTTCGTCGTTATAATACACAATAATAGAGCGGTTGCTCACCGTTGTGTTGTCGAACTCAATACCATAATCATAGGTCTTGATTGATGGGTTCTCTACAATGTATGTTGTGTTGGTTACGTCCTCACCATAACCAATCATGTCACTATAGAAGAATGGGAACGTCTCTGACTTACCGATCTTTAGTTCGTCAATAACTGTGTCGAGTGCAGCAGGGATGTTTGTGAAATCTAAGTCTAGCGTAGAGACAGCTTCATATAGCTTTTGTTTGAACTTGCTGTATTCTTTCTGTCCGAAATCAATAGAGGTGATTGCATTTGCACTATGCACGTGCTTTTCGTTGAACTTGAAGTTGACGTTCTCGCCATCTAACAAGAATGCTCCGATGTGGGCACCGGCACTGTGTTGAAGAATATTACCAGCATATGTTTTTAGGTTGGTCACGTCACGGAGGTTGCTTCGGCCCGGTGATTCACCGAAGAACGTAGCAGAGTTGTTACTGGTTGTAGTGATGTGGTTACGAACCTGTCCGAGTGTCAAGGTTGTGAACTCTTCGTTCAATGCGTTGTTTTCCAAGTTGGCCGGAACTTCGTAATACCCCAAATCGGTTTCTTGGTCAGTGTAAACTCGGATAGTGATTTGATCACCGACTGTTGCCGGTTCATTAAGAACCACAAAGAAGTTTCCATCCTGAGACAGAGTGGTGTAATCGGTGTCAACAAAGTTGGTTATGTTTTGTGTTGTGTTTCGTTTTAGAAGCTGTGCATTCTTATAGACGAACAAGTTTACCGTGTCTGTTTCAGATTTAGGAATACCGGCTGCTTGGAACGTCTGTAGTTGAGTTGCCGCCGCTTCGTATTCTGTAACCTTGAACTGACGCGAGTTTCTGTTTACCTTTGTCCAGTCGTTCTTGATATCAACGGTATCGCGGTCTATAATCTTATGAACAAAACCATCGTTCACCTTCTTGGTTACGATTACTTCTGCTGGTGAATAGGTAAACTTGTCACGAACATAGTTGTTTTCAAAGATGATGTCACCAACGTTCTCAAAGTTTTTATAGCTCAGACCAAACCCAAGAACAGGGTCTTCGGTAACGTTAGGTTGCTGCTGATAGCTGAACAACTTAGAACCCGTAAAACCAGTACCAAAGTATACAGAGTCATCGCTGTATGAGTTGCCATCGGTGTCAAATATGTCAAAGAACGGTGCTTGGTTTAGCTGTGTTTTTTGCTGTGACTGCACCCACGCAGAGCCATCATAATAATATGCTATGCCTTGCTTGGTTGCACCGTTCGACACAATAATCACATCATTTATTTCAGCTTCGTCTATCTCAGTCAAATGTATTTGTTCGGTATCGTCTCCTTGTGGGTCTACGATAGAAACTTCGTAAATCTTACTTCGCACAATCGGGTCTTCATCGGCGGAGAAGATAACAGTGACACCGTTCAATAACGGAATACCATCCACGAAGAAACCAGCCTCGCCTTCTACGTTCGATAGTGCATCTTTCTCTCTCACATCGAACGCAGTAACAACACGATTGAATATCTTTCCGTATTTGTATAGCTGAAGATCAGGCTCCATTTCGATGATAGGGCGGTTTGCTCTGTTGTTTTGGTCAACAACAACGTTGAAGTTATTGTATACTGCGGTTATGGAGATAACGTCGATGTGGAACCATCTGTTAGAACGGGACCATGCGTTGCGGTCTTTTGACGAACGATTGATTGTAAAGTAATCTTGGTCTATGGGTGCGTTGGCCGAACCAGCATATCCAGTAGAGTCATATATCTCTGTATCAAAACCTTCTTCTTCAGTTGTGGTATACGGTTCAGGAACGATAAGTTCGTCTACGGCTGTCAATCTAATACCACCGGGCTGACCAACACCATCTACATAAAACTCCCGACCAGCGTATGTGCTTGGGGTGACATCTGTGTTGAACTCAACTTTTAGTCCGTTTGTAAACTCAACGGCATTCGGTGCAATGTATTCGTTTCTTCCAAGGATATCTTCTGTAATGTCGATTGGCGGAACAACATCTTGTTCAACAATATCAATGATACCAAATCGCTCAGCGTCGTTTCCGTCCTGATAAAAGAAACGTGTCAGTGGTGCCGTGATAACTGGAACAAACTCAAGACGCTCAATAGCATTTTTCCATAACGCACGGTTACCAAACTCTTCACCTTTTAGGATAAAGACTTTCTCATTTTGCGGAATGTTTTGCAGTCTGTTCAGGTAGATAATGTTGTTAGCATCAATGGTCAGAGAATAGATATCATATCTTTCTGCCAGTGGAACTGTCTCGGTCGGGTCATAAACATCAGTGTCGTATCCCACGCCGTTCTCGTCAAATATACCACCAGATTCCCAATCGGCTGTAACTTCTTGGTCTGAATCATTATAGAAAACGATTGTTGTGTTTTGTATTTCGTTGATTTCAGTGATGCCGTCAAGTCCTTCTGGATTTGCTGCAATGAATGCACTAAATGTTTGCTTGTTTACATCCTTGAACTTCAAGCGAGTTGCGAAGTCAACATCAGCCGTGGTCGGCATCGTAATCCATAGGTTCTGTGCATCTGCCTGTGGGACGTTGAAAGTGACCTGTCCGGTGTCCTCTCCGTTATTAGTTATACCCAAGATATCACGTGTGGAAATGTTGTCTTGGATGTTTTTGAGGCCATCCAGACCGGGTTCGGTTTGAATATAAAAAGGATTGTCATTTTGGTCTACGGTGAATGTATATGACCCACCACGAGCGATTTGAATGGTTGGGTTGTTTACTGAGTTACGACCATTTACAAAATATGCACTCTCGTTATCAACTCGTGTAAAATCAAAGTTTGCTTCGTTGTCGATAATAGAACTAAAGACCTGAACTGAGTCAGGACCGTTCGGCAACCAGTAATATTGAGAGAAGTTTACGAACTTGTCGAAGTCGAAGAACGATGACCATGTGTAGTATTCGTTCTCAAATATTCTGTCGTGGTCTGATACATCACCGCCTTGTGAATCAATACGGTTGATCATATCTACATAGTTTGTTAGGAACTCAATACGATTAGCACCATCATTATCGCTGGTGTTATTATAAACAACACCCGGCTCAAGCTGGTATTCTTGTCTGGCGTCCGAAGGCTCGGTTACATACTGATCGCCCTTGGTATAGGTCGGTGCAAACTTTCGTCCGATGTAAGCATTCAGTTTTTCTTCTACTTTTGGAGTAACAAGCTGATCAACTGTTGCATTTAGAAACTTTTCGTTCTTCTGTGTTCTGAAAATCTCAGGTAGAAGACCGATTGTTTTACGTAGAGCCATTCTTTATAATCCTATATTATTATAGGTATTTATGAAAAAGAATTATATATGTATATAATATTAGCTTGTTGAGCCGACATTTGTATCAGAAATAGTAGCCGCAGAGCTAAATGAACTCTTGATTGTGTCGTCTGAAGTCGAAGAAGTAACAACCGAACCACTTGCTTTCAATCGGTTTGCTGTGATTCCATCAATAACCTCAACGTCATTCACTGTTGCCGCACTAATGAATATTTCATCACGCTGTGATGTTATCTGAAACAACGAACCAAACACTTGGTCGCCGCTGTTGGGCACAATGATAACTGTCTGAAGGTCAGGCAATAACTCTTGGTGAATATACCCTGCAAGCTCCGAGAAGTAGAATGTATCGCCAAAGTCCCAGTTTTCAACTGCAAAGAATTGGTTTATCGCATTGATAACACGAGTCTGCACTTCAGAGTCAGTTTTTAGAGTTGGGGTGTTCTTGATTACCTTGAATGTTGCTTGAAGTTCAGTCTCAGCTTTCTCACCAAACAATGGCTTGTATTTTACCGAGTTGAAAATCAGTGTGTCGCTGACAGCTTTGAACGCCTCAAGATTTCCAAAGCTGTTTCGTAGTTCGAAACTTGTAGGTTTCACCGGTTCCGATATTGTATTTGTTACATCAGCAATGTATGCACGGTAGTCTTGGTCATATGCACGAGTTAGAAGGAACATATCAACGAAGTTTGCTGGTGATGGGTCAATACGGCGGTCGTTTGGTGAGTTGTGGATGTATTGGAAGTTAATCAAATCACGACCTGTGCGAACACGATAGTTAGTAGATTCCGCAATAGTTCTAACACCGGCACTATCAATATTCAATACAAAGAACTTGGCTGCGGTTGTGGCATAGAAAATCTGACCATCGTTATATAAGGTTAGGTTCTGATTGATGATTGTCTCTGATGTATATAATACGTTGACCGTAGTAGATGAAATAGGACGCCATCTTTGGAAGTTATCAGCATCCAGAATACTTTCAAAGAAAACAAGTTTTGCGTTAGGGTTTGTAAGTGGTGCCACAACCAAGTCAAATATCTCTGGGTTATCTGGGATACCATCGTCGTCACGGTCTGGGAATGTGACTTTGACTTTTGTGGAGTCAACATAACCATCAGCTTCTTGAACGTTATCGTAGATGGCCAAGTTATAGTTGGTCGGGAACGCATCGTTCGAGTCTGGCTGTGAGTTGATTTTCAAGACGTTGATGTTGTCTTTGATTGTTTGGCCCGTTCTTGGGTCAAAAATCTTCCGGTCTGGTTGAAAATAGAATCTTGTTTGTAGGGTGCTTTCAAAGAAATAATCAAGCTTACGATATTTTACAGTGTATGTTTCGCCGTCAGTTTCAAACAAGACAAACCAACTATTATCAAGGCCGCTGGATGATGTGTCACCCGCGTTTCCAAGAACAAACGTGGTTGCTGTATTCAAGTCAACGTCTTCGATGATTGCCCATTCTTGAGTTCCTTGGTCAAAACGAAGACCAAACTCTTTGAATATTTTGACTCGGGTAATGATTGCACTCTCAATGGAAGCCGATAAGTTCGTGGTGAAGGGCACAATGATTTCCGTTGGGATAGCACCGGTCGGCACAATCTCGTTTAGCGTAACGGGGCCACTACCGTCTGTGAGGGCACCTACACCTTGGTTTGCACCATCATCAATAACACTGGTCAATGCCGACCATATGAAATCTCGTGTGCCGGGGGCACCACTTGTTCCCGCTGCCAGCGTGCCATTCTCAAGGAAGTAGAAACCAGTTGGGGCAACGAACTTTACGAGTGAGTTTGTTCTTAGAAACTTCAAGTTAGACGTGACAAAACCAGCAATACTTTGTGGCGAGTTTGTGCTGTTCAGAAAATAACCGGTCGTTAGGTTTGTGCCGGTAGTTAGTTGCTGCCAACTTACATTGTTTACCGTGATGTCATACGGGGCATACTTATCGAAGTAGAAATGCAACGATGGTTTGTCCGCTATGATTGGTTCGATACGATTGACAATCACGTTTAGAATGTCGTTGTCGTTTGTGAACTCAAAAACGAAAGAGTTTACATCTTCAAACTCATACACAAGTCCATCATCAGCAAAGATGTTGGTCGATGAGTATTTTCCCGTGGTGTCTCGAACATCTAAGTATCGTGATATACCAGAGCTTGTTCTGTTCACGCTCTTGATTTTTAGAATGTCATTGAACTTTGTCAATGGGAATGTGTTGTAGTCCTCACCGTTGATCATACGACCTTGGCTAAACTGAGCAAGTGGGGCACGCTCTCTGATAGAGTTCAATGACTCACGAGACGATGCATTTGATACTGTTGCCTCAAGACTTAGTTCCATGGTTAGTGTTTCAAGTTGGTTATTGCGGCTCAGATAAGGAATGTCAACCACGATGTTCTGCATATTGTCAGGAGTGATTTTGTAGTCTAGTGCGTTGCCGGTGCGGAAAATAGCACGGAAGCTTCCTACTGGAATCTCTGAGAACACACCATCACCAAATGCCAAGTCTATCTGGTCGTTTGTGCGTGAGTTTACGGCGAACAACGAACGAGTGTTCTTTACCAAGTCGTTATAGATTACGTTCGTGCCTGATACTGCTGGAACTTTCGTCCAACGGTCAGCCACGGTGCCATCTGGGTTCAGCTTGTAAAGCCACACATCGTTGTTGTCGATGTTTTCTACGTCGATAGATACGATACGGTTTTCAATAGACTCGTCAATATTGAAGTCTGCCTGTTGAACCGACCCTTGTTTGAAATACACAAAAAATCCGGTATTCACAGAGCCATTACCGCGTCCATCGTTACGATAGATGATGTTGTAACCGCCACCGGGAACTGGTGGTTGCTCATATACATATGACTGCCCAGAGAACGTTCCATTGACCAGTTCGAAATCTGTGCTTAGACCGTTGATGGTCGTTGAGAAGTTGTAAATCGGAATGGTGCTTGGCACAAGGTTCATAGAATACTCTTCTACCTTGATGCCGTTTACTGTTGCACTATATTGTGGTTTACCAAAACGCTGTGAGCTTTGTAGGGATGAGTTCATCACGATTGTGAACTGTTCAAGGAAGTCACTGTTGATGTTGTCGTCCCAGATGATAGGTGTGTCGGCTAGATTGAAGCCGTTCGAGTCAAATACGTTTTCTGTGGTGGTAATGCTGTCTATTTTTAGGAAACCACGAGCCGTTGAAGCACGTTTTGGGTAATACGAAAGCATACGAGCCAAGCGAAGAACACTGTCACGGCGTTCTGCTGTCTCAAGAAAGTTTTCGCGGGCATTCATGTCGGTGCGGAACGCAAGGCTCTGGCCCATGAACGCAAATAAGTCGATTAGTGCGATATATTCAGATGATTCAATGAAATCATTGAAATCTTCGGGATAATAGATACGAAGATAATCAATCATTGTCTTGCGAAGGGTTTCGTAGTCGTATGCTTGGAAGTCTGCTTCACGGAAAGTCTCGTAGACTCTCTTCCAATCTTCATTGACGAATAGCGAATAACCGCGTGCTGATGTTGAACTCATTGATAATATCCTTTTTTATATTTAGCCCGATTTATAATATACTCACATTATTATAGGGCTGATTCGGTTATCTGCTGGGTATCACCATTGAACTGTAACAAAAGAGCTTCGCTCAAGTCCAACTCACGATAGAATAGCTCTACTTCTACCTGTAATCCAAGTTCGTATTCGCTTAGAATGATGTTGGTTGCCTGTGTGCGTGGGTCGCTATTCACGATACGCGTTACGTCATCGACAATGCTTTGTTTCACGTCTTCGGTCATCGGGTCGTATAAGTGGTCCCATATGATTGTGCCAAAATCTGGATTCATTAGCTTCTCGCCTTTGCGAATATGAAAATGATTGAGCAAGTCACGCTTGATTAGCTCTCGGTCTTCGAGTCTGGTCGAACCGAATGTAACGCCGACTGTGTTGTAACCTCTATAAAAACTCATATTATTCTTCACCTTTTATCATTCTTACTATTGCTTTCATATCATTGATGTGGTCTTGCTTCTTAGATTTTAGTTCCTCAATACGAACTTCTGTGGGCTGAAATCTATATACTCTAATAATAGAAACTCGCTGGCTCTCATTTGCTGTTTATCCTGTTTTATGTATTTAGGCATTGACAATGCACATACGATACTATACAATAGACAGAATCAAAGGAGATATTTTACGCATGGCTAAGAAAACTTTCAAGTTTGCAGACCATAACGAGATTCCGGCAATCACTGTTGAGTATATCTTGGGTGTGGTTGATGCAGACGACATCACCGAAGTATCGCTTGACGATATCAACGACTTCCTCAATGGTCTAGAAGCGGTCGCAGAATAATATGTCAGGTAAAATCGCTCAATATGATTTTCCCAACAACGGCCTCCTAGTGCTTTCAAAAGCAAAACGGGCGGTTGGGCACATAATGGCGTTCTGTGTCCATTCATGGGATACAACAAGTCAGTCGATAGACAACAATCAGACGCGATTGGCACATATGACGCTGTTCTAAGACGATGGCATATTGGCGACTACGCCCTTTATTATGCAGTTCGTCGTGAAACAGCAGAATAACCATGAGTTACTGCAACTATTTCAATGACGACAGGCGTGAGCTTGTTGATGGCAAACTGGTAAAGGTATAACAAATGTTAGACAAAGTAGTTACACTTGAAGTGAACACGGGCGGTCACGCCATCATTCAACAAAACTTGAAGTCTCAAGAGATTGAGTTCGATACGGTTGGGCATGGCAACGCGACACTCAACCGAGAGCGTGTGTCTTATCACTTCACCCGAAGTGAAGACGCAAACTATATGCGAACCCAAACAGGCATTCCATTGCCGGGAGCAAAATAATGTTCGCTAGTGTAATGTTCGGGGTATTTGCTGGGTTGTTGCTTTACAGATGCCTAATGCTCACCAAGATTCCAAAAAGTCTGGTGACCAAGATGCCGTGGTATCGGAGCAACTACGACGATACCGACAAGAATAACAAGGTTAGGTCTGGGCTGAACATCTATGTTGATTACGGCACAGGAGTTCAATATCTTAGTGGGCCATTCGGATTGACACCACGGCTCAATGCCGTTGGCAACATCATGTTGGTCGATACTACCGACGAGGAAACAGAAAATGAGACTCCACAGTAAGTTCCAAGATTATTACGATACCGCACTTGGTTACGGTATTGACGAGCTTTGTCATTACAGTCGCCAGACAGAAGAGTTCGGCGTTCTCGCACAGACGGTTGAGAACCCATACAACACTCATCTACCGTGGTTCGATAAGGATAGTGAGGCTGTTGTAAATGATACTCGTTGTATGTATCATCTTGGATATGGGCGACGATTGCACACTGGCATTCAGTCCATTTCCGGCTACCTTGTTGCGTTTTGTGGCAAGATGTATTTTGGCATGAGGGTTGATTGTTATTCGAACGACCCCCATAAAAACGCTGGGCCGTTCTTTATCTGGAACATCAACGATTTGGACCGCATGATTGAAGATGATTATTTCGATAAAGACATCAAAGAGTTGTATTTTACCAAGAGAAAGAAAAAGAAAGACAGGTTCAGCAACGGACTTAGTTTGACAACGTTTCACCATGGTATCAGAACACTCCCTGTCAAGTCGTTGCTAAACCGTAGTCGCATGGTAAAGGTATTCGACCAATGGGAGAAGCGTGACAACACCAGATTGGTTGAGCTTCATCACGAAACTGGTATTCCAATCATCATGCGTGATTTCCGTGACAATAAAATCATCTTCAATCCTGTTTTGAAAGACATTGGGTTTTACAAGGCCGTTGATGCCTTTACCGCTTTTCAAGAGTTGTCGATGTTTATCTCTGGCGTCATGGGTGGAAACTCGCCTAAGATGGTGCAGCTTGATGATGATATGCGTATCGCGAAGCACGGCTTCGATAAGATGTCGTTCAGAAAGGAAAAAGAAGACAAATGATAAAAGCATCAGAAGCAAGGACAAATCGCCCGATTGATATTCCACGAGCCAATGACCTTGAAGATAAAATCAGGGCGTATTCGTTTGACTCAGAGGTTCGAATGATAAATCTCACTCGGTTCTATGGTCTCTCTGACCTTACTCCCGAGAGTTTTCGCCCGTCCATCCAAGAAGACATCAACATGGCCGCTGACTACTTGGAAAGTCTCGGATACATCATTGAGCAACGCGACAAAGAAATCTACGCCGCGTGGGAATCGCTTGAAGATTTTCAACACCGTATGAGGAATCGTAGAAGATGAAGTGGTGTTTAAAAAATGACTAAACCGACTTGCAAAACATATGCCAATGGC